AAATAAAGTTTGATCAGGTCCCTTGTAAGGAAGAGGCATAAGACCTTGTCGAAGATCACCGCTTGGTGCATCTATGTCTCTGAACTCTCCTGGTTGTAATGGTGTATCATCGTCAGCAATTCTAATTCCTCTTGCTTTGAATCCCGCAGGTAAATTTGATAAGGTTCCCGCATCCACCAATTGACGGAGAGTGGACGTAGCAGTCCTGGACAAACCCCCCAATATATGAATAAGACCAAAACCATAAAAACCCAGACCTGGCAAAAACTTATAGTGAACGAAATAGGCGACCTTTTTTCGTAGGGGATCGTCTTCCCGGTAATTTCTGTAGATACCCAAAATTTTTCCCGATGATTCGTCAAGAGTAACCACATAAGGAATTTTAATACCTGTTTCTGCTCCTGATTGCTCGTCTCTATCTTCGAAACCTTCTATGTCTAAATCGCAATGTATTTCTAATATTTCATAAAGCTCATCATAGTTTACACGTGAAACACCTTCGAGTTGATTATACTTTTCTTGAATACGGTTTTGATCCATTTCAGGATCATGTAATTCTATATCTTTATATAATCCTGCCACTTGAGCTTTACGCACTTCGTTCGGCGTCATTTTAATAACATGCGTGACTCTTTCTGCTGAGTTTAAGTCTGTTGCCAAGTAAGGAACAATTAAATCTTCACTCGGAATAAATTTTGATACAGGTCTTGCAAGAGCTGCATCATAATAAATTTTTTTAAAAGCAGAACCTGCAAGAGGTAAATAAAAAAGTAACTGGTCTGTGTCGGCATCGTATTCTTCCATCTCATCCATGATCAGATAGTTCATATATTCTTTAACACGTTGTGATTGTTCTTCTACTTGAACATCCATTTTTCCTACAACGTTACATTTTACGGGTCCTCCACTCGGTAATAATTCTTTATAGGCTTGTGCTTGAAATTGTGTAACAGCTTCGGCTAATAGGGGATGCGTCACGGAACTCGCTCCTTGGAACGGCTGTGTTCGTTCTTGGTATTTGAATCCTAAAAGATCTAAGCCTTGTGTGTAGGAGTGATACCAATCATCCCTTGAAGCCTTATCATCTTCAAATTGTTGACGTAAATCACTTGAAATATTCTGTAATATATCATCATCTAAAATTTCTGCTAGGTTGGCACCAAAAGGAACTTGCTCCTCGGCCACTGCTTCTTCCCCAAATGTTACTGACCCGTCAGGGTTTTCAATCATTTCTTCGGATACTTCTATTTGCTCCTCCACTGCGGGGGTAGCACTCATCGGATCCGATGCTACGGGATCGTAACCTGCCGGTCTTTCAACAGCCATTATCTTTTTGCCTTCCCATAGCCACGTTTAGCGAGACCACCTGATTTAAATTCTTTTAACTTCCGTCTCTGTTTGATATGTTTAGGAGTGGGTGTAAATTTTCTTTTAAGATATTTACCCATTCCTTTAAAACCTTTACCATGTACTTCTTCTTCTAAAAACTGATTATAATCTTCTATATCATGTACAGATTTTTTTAATTTTTTCTTTTTCTTTGGTCCTGACATTATATCCTTGCCTTTCCTTAGCTACGTTTCGCTGCGCCACCTGATCTCATTTTAACGACATTCCCTGCCTTTTTCGCCTGCTTGATCATATCCATAGCTTTCTTGTTAATTGGTTTCTGCTCGATAGTGATACTGAGCATGCTTCCTTTTCCTTTTACTTTTCCTCCATCATTCATTTTCATCGGTGTCATTTTGATAGTGGAACCTTCTGCGGAACCCTTAGCTGGTGCACCGGGGATCGTGGACCCTTGAGCACTACCCTTGGCTTTCGCTCCTTTAATGACAGAAGTCTCTGCTGAACTTTTAACATGACCGCCTGTTGCTTTACCCATAGGCTTCGCTTTATTCTTTGCTCTAATACGACGTTGTTTTTCGGCTTTCATGATGGATGCATCTTTTTTCTTGTCAGCTTGAATTTTTTTCCACAGTTCGTCCGCTTCTTTTGTTGATAAACTTTTTCCTGCGTATTCCTCCATGGATTCTTGCTTCTTAATCCTGTTAGCACTTTCAATTCTTGCTAATGTAGAGGCACTAATTTTTTCTGTATCTGTCATACTAACCTATTCTTCTTCTGTTTCTTCTTTAATGCTGCTAGCCAACTTTTAGGTTTCGCAAACTTATAATACTCTTTTTTTGGGTTTTGGAAAGAGGCAGCTTTCTTTTCTGTTTTTGTTTTTTTTCTTTTAGGTCCTCGGACCGTGAACCCCTTTTTATAACCCATCTTATGTATTCCTCGGATGTCTAGCAATTCCCCATCCTCTTACTGCAAGACCTCCATTTTTTCCCCCCTTAGTATATTGATCAATTTTTTCTGTAGGGTCAGTAAGATCCTCTGCCATTCCAGAACCACCACCATACACTTTCATTACCCTAACTCTAGGTTTTTTAGGGCTTTGTGTGCTATCTTGATTTTTCATAATATTTTTATAGTGATTACTTGCTTTATAATTTTTTTTAGCTTCTGTAATAGCTTCTGATTTACTAGAAGCATTAACTGTTTGTAATGTGGTGGTGCCAGCATTAGGAATTTTTTTACCATCCAAATATTCTGGAGGAGTAGTAATTTTAAATCTAACTTTATATTCGCCCATTAGTAATACTCCAATAATCCTGGACTAGGTATACGTGGAGGATCCTCATAATCCTCTGGATGCACGGCCAATCCAACTTGTCTATAGCGCATTAATGCTTGTGTTGTGCTATCAACTAAATCATCATTATCACCATAAGGGAAAGCTGCACATTCTTCAACTAATTCTTCAGCCCACTTATCTTCGGTGCGCCATACCTGGCCCGCTTCAAAAAGAGTGGAGACGGAGTTTACTCTCACATGTTTATCGTTTCCACGTGAAGGCGTAAAGTTAACAACAGGAATACCAAAGCGCCGTAGTTCTTGCGTCAAGGGTGTTCCACTTGCTTTCTGCTCAATGATAATTGTTTCAGGTTCCCAGTATTGCCATTGTTCTATTGCTTTTGTTTTTAATTCCGGGAAGTCCCAACGACCTTTCTCCACATCCAATAAAATTATATTCGGTGTTATCTCATCAACAAGAAATACACCCCACGTTGTGATAGCCGAGAAGTCTGCTGTTTCTTTTTTACTGAAAGCTGTGTCATACGATTGGATCACATGTTGTAATTTAGGCAGCTTGGGCTTGTCCCAAATCTTCCAGTACTCTCGCTTGATAATGGAACCTTCTTCTGACGTAGGATTCTGTTGCCACTGTGCATTCCACTTCGCCACGGACAGAGATGCTTTCACTGATTCTAATTCATCTAGCTTCCAGTACTCCGGCCATACAGGTTTTTCATTGGGCATGATCGCAGGAAACTCAATCACGTCCCACTGATCAGCTTTCACATCACTCTGTGCTTTCATTAATTGTCCTGTCAAATCTTTTGTTGACCAACGTGTCATGACGATAACAATCCTGCCTCCCGGTTGAAGTCTTTGTCTTGGTCCTGATGTATACCACTCATAGGCATTATCCATTGCCGTTTCACTTAGTGCATCTTGCTCAGAATGAGGATCATCAATAATTAATAAATCCGCACCCCTACCTGTGATGGCTCCACCAACACCAGCAGCGAAATACTCTCCCCCCTGGTTGGTCTCCCATCTTCCGGCAGCTTTTGAATCTTGCGATAATTTAATATCATCAAAAATATCTTGAAAGGTATTTTCTTCCATGAGGTTACGAACCTTACGACCAAAACGATAAGAGAGTTCGGCTGTGTGTGTTGTTTGTATAATCTTGAGTTTCGGATTACGGCCCATCATCCATGCGGGAAATAGAAAGGAAGCAAATTCTGATTTTGTATGTCGGGGTGGCATGTTTACAATTAATCTTTTTATCTTCCCCTCGGCTAAGGCTTGAAACTTTTTTGCTATTTGTACATGGTGGGGACCCTCTATAAATTCAGGCCACACCTGTTTAACAAACTTTAAATAGTTTTCTCTTGCTAAATTTTTTAAATCAAATGTTTTTTTTCGCAGCAATAACTTTTTTTGTAATGTATCTGATTCCCTCGGACTTAAATTATCAAAATTAGTTAGCCTCTTAAAGGTATTAAGATCAGCCATCCGATGTTTATACCATATAGTTTATATGAGTAAAACAGTATATATATATAACATACAGAGTATACCTGGCTTATTTAGGGGTGTACCCCCTTTGATTTTTTTTTAATTCTCAAGTTTCTAGGAATTGAGACCCCTATAGAACGAACGAACGAGCAAGAAAAAAAATACAGAAAATCGTGTAAAAAATATTAAGTAGCTATTGTATATTATCCCATTAATACTTATATAATATATATGATATTAACTTTTAACAATGGAGTGAAAATGAAAATAATATCTAAACATATATTCACTAGAGAAAATATGAAAGCTACAATTTTTAATTGTGGTATTTTTTCTGTAGGGTTTATTAAAAAAGATGGAACTGAAAGATATATGAATTGTCGTTCAGTTTCTAATGATAAGTTTTTTAAAGGTGGAGAACTTAAAGGCAATAGGGAGCATTTAATAGAAGTAATAGACTTAGATGCTTTAAGAAAAAACCCAACACAACCAACAAAGGCTTGGAGGTCTATTAATTTAAATAGTATCTTTAGTCTTAAAATTGGGGGTCAACAATGGGTGAAGTAATATTTAAATATGAAAATGGTATTTCTATTTCTTGGAATGGAAGTGCTACTTTTAATGTCTTTAATGATAGACATAATACTGAATGTTTCACAGATTATGGAGCAACAACAACAACCAAAGCTAATAAAATTGCTGATGATCATTATGAAGAAATGTATATCGAATGGCAACAAGAATTAGCAATGGATAATTGCTAATCAACAAAGACAAAGCCCCTAACAATTAGGGGCTTTTAACTTTCACTTGGAGTGAATTATGCGTTTTAATGTGACAAAAGATATTGAAAGTTTAGAAGAGGTTAAGAAATTTAACAAACATTGTTTTAATCGTTGGGGTGGTGGTTTTCACCCAGACGATTTTGAAACCTATTCCGAGCTGGAGAAAGACCATCATAAAAGAAAAATCAAATTAAAGTTTTTCTATATGAGAAGGTATAGAGATTGTGAAGAGCTGGACTCCAGCTTCTTTTGGAATGACCTTTTAAATTTAAGTAAGGTTGACTTTTTCAAAAGAGTAGGTAAGAAAAAATATTTTTAAATAAACAAACAAGACAAAGCCCCTAACAATTAGGGGCTTTTAATTCTAATTGGGAAAAAAATATGTTTAAAGCACATTGGATAATTTTATATTTGTTTGTATGTTTGTTAGCAATAGCTATACCTCATTGGATATAAAAAAAGGATCAGCGAATGACAGAACAAAAAATTTTAAGAGATATTAAGATCCTGGAAAGCCAGGTTTTAATAACACAATGCTCAAGGCTCAAGAGAGCTTGGACCGATAAGCTGCAAGCTTTAGCTAAAATTTTGATAGGGCTCAAGAAATAAAAGGCTTAAATTTAAACACACAAGGGCTTAAAGGGTACAAGGGGTATATTACTACCCCTTGTTTTTTTTAATTTTACCAACTTGCTTCGTAATAAATGGAAAACCAATCTCCATCTTGATAGCCCTCTACTAATTTTTTATCCAACCATGCAGAAGCATCTCTAAATATTTTGATGTTTTCTTTTTTTTCTTGCTCATGATCCTCACTAGATCCAAAGAAAAAACCTTCTGTTTTTGGAAGTTCATTTTTTTCTATGGCATCAGCAATTTGATTTAAGTTGTTAGGTGTTAGTTCAATCGGTCTGCAATCGTCCTCGCCTTTATTAAAAGTCTTTACGATATAGCCATGCAAGTTTGGATGTTTTCTCCAATATGCAATCTCTATTTCAGTACCTTTTTTCCTAAAGCCCTCAACTGTTTCAAGTTTTCGTTCTCGCATTTTTTTATTTTCATCATAAGTAATTCCACTATGATAAATGCGACTATTTAAATACATATCTAAACCCATAATTTTCTCCTTGTTAATGGTTAAATAATGTATTGACATTATATACTAATTATCCCATAGTCAATTATTAATTAAATATATAGGAGTGTATATGAAAACTAAAAAGAAACCTACTATTGAAACCTATGGGAATGTTGGAGTCGATAGTGGACAATTACTAATTATTGACCCATCATATTTAGAGATGTTTATGAAAAAATATTCTTACGATGATATCTGTTCTATTGAGGGCAATATGCAATTTCCCAAAGGGCATGATGGTATTGCTTGTAAACTTGGAGGTTTTGGTGGTGATGGAATGTTTGATATAGATTCAGTTACATTTTATAATAAATATTCCCCACCATATTCTAAATTCATTTTGAATCTATATGAGTAATCCCATCCCTATCCATTACTTTTCAGAGATACCTAACAATGAGGAGGGAGGCGAATTTATTCGCCTTGCTCGTAAATTTTTAAATCGTAAAAGATATAAAATGAGAAAGTTAGGAAGAGGCACAAGAAAAGTAAATGGAGCAAAAAATTCTTATCGATATAGTGCTTCACTACCTCACCAATTTTCAGAGAGGTTCAGTTTATATATTGATGACCATGCTGATGCAAAAAAAATTGCTGATGAAAGATTTAAGGCTTGGCAAGAAAGTCAAAAATTAGATCGAGTCGCAAAACATTTATTGAGTGCTTTGGCTGAAATAGATGGAGATTGCTCATGAAGAAATATACAGTCGTTCAGTCATATCTCAGCACAGATATTTGGAAAAATGTTG